GGAATCGCCGTCGTTGACGCGGTGCCAGTCGACGCGCGCCCGGACGCCGCGAATCCACTCCTGCAGTTCGGCGGGCGGCATGTTGGCCCGGTGCAGTAGCACGTCGGCGTGGCAGACCCGGCCGGAAGGACAGGTGCAGGCGAGGTCTTTACCGCGCAGCAGGTGCAGGTCGGTGAGGATCCGCTCCCGCCGCCGGTCGGCCTCGTCGGTCGAGGCGTCGAACCGGGAACCAGCGAGCCAGACACGGAAGTTCTCGGTGGCTGCAGCGTGCGGGTCGACGTAGCCCATCTCCTGCATGAGCCCGACCTTGCACGGGTTGCCCCACCGGCTGGGCCGGCTGACGATCACGCAGTTCTCGGGCTTGCGCCACCCCTTGGTGCGGCGGCGCTGGATACGGACGGGCTGTTCGTTCATCAGAGACTCCAGAGGGTCGGTTGCATGGGGCGTAGCTGGATCTCGGTCTGTCCGGGCATCGGCGCCTCAGCGTCGGACGGCCCCGTGCGGGCGGCTGTGCGCCCGCGTGGCGGCCTCGGAGGGGTGTCCGCGTCGCCCGAGCCGTCGGCGGGGGTCACGCGGCCGGAGACGGGCGTAGAGGCGGGGTCGGTGTTCAACGTGCGGTCCGCTGCAGGCCCGCTCACGTCAGCGCCATGTCGACGAAACGGCTGTAGTGGCCCTGGAACGCGACGGTGATCGTGCCGGTCGGCCCGTTGCGGTGCTTGCCGACGATCAGGTCGGCTTCGCCGGCGCGCGGGGTCTCCTTGTCGTAGGCGTCCTCGCGGTGCAGCAGGATCACAAGGTCGGCGTCCTGCTCCAGGGATCCCGATTCGCGGAGATCGGACACCTGGGGCTTCTTGTCGGTGCGCTGCTCGGGCCCGCGGTTGAGCTGGCAGAGGACGATCACCGGAACGTCAAGCTCCTTGGCCATGAGCTTGACGTTGCGGCTGATGTCGGAGACTTCCTGCTGCCGGTTCTCCTGACGCCGGGAGGTGCCGGAGCCGAGCAGCTGCAGGTAGTCGATGACGACTAGGTCGAGGCCGTTGCGCTGCTTCAGCTTCCGGCAGCGGGACTTGATCTGCATGATCGTCTGGTTGGGGGTGGCGTCGATCGTCAGTGGCGCGGCCGTGACGTCCGGCGACCTGCGGGCGAATCGCTCCCAGTCGGAGTCGGTCATGTTGCCGCCGCGGATGTGGTGGAGGCCGATCCGGGCTTCGGCGGACATGACGCGGTGCTGGACTTCACGCCGGGACATCTCGAGGCTGAACATCGCGGCGGGGCGGCCGTGCTTGATAGAGCAGGAGCGAAGGATGTCGACGGCGAACGTGGACTTCCCCATGGCGGGCCGCGCCGCAATGATGATCATCTGCCCGGGGTGGAGGCCGTGCGTCAGGCCGTCCAGGTCGGCAAACCCGGTCGGCACCCCCATCGCCTTGCCGTTCTTCTCCAGCTCGACAAGCTCGTCGATCATGTCGCCCATGTCGTCGCCGATGAGCGCCGAGTCAGGGTCGTCGCGAACCTGTACGGCGTTGTTGAGCTCGGCAGCAGCGGCGTCGGCGGACTCGTTGGCGTCTCCCCCGGCGTAGCCGAGTTGGGCGATGGCGGTGCCTGCTCGGACGAGGCCGCGGAGGATGCTCTTCTGGCGGACGATGTCGGCGTAGTAGCCGGCGTTCGCCGCGGTGGGGGTCCCCTGGACGAGGTTGAACGCAGCGTTGATGCCGCCGGCCCGGTCGAGTTCGCCGCGCTCCCGAAGCCGGTTGGTGACGGTGATCGGGTCGACGGGGTCGCCCTTGGCGAACAGGTCGGTGATCGTGTTGAAGACGAGTTCGTGGGCGGGCTTGTAGAAGTCGGCGCCCTCGACGATCTCGACGACTTCGGTGATGGCCGCGTGGTGGAGCATCATGCCGCCGAGGACGGACGCTTCGGCGTCCATGTCCTGGGGAGGCATCCGGTCGAGGCGGTCAGGCTCTGCGGGGGCGGTGTCCTGCCAGAGGTCGGTGTCGATCTCGGTGGTCATGCGGCCACCGCCCGGCGGCGGTCCGGGCCGGTGATGACGACGCGCTCACACATTTCGACGAGGCGGGACGCGACCCGGTCGCCGAGACGGGCGGAGAGTTCCTTCGGGACGACGTTCGACGTGAGCAGGGTGGGCAGCGCGTTCTCGTACCGATGGTTGATCAGACGGAAGTTGACGTCCTCGGTGAACTCGCTGACTTTGCTGGCGCCGAGGTCGTCGATGAGGAGGATCGTGGCGTTCTGGTACTTCTGGAACTCGGCTTCGGAGTCGACACCGTGGCGGACACGGAGCTTTCCGTAGAGGTCCGCGGCGGTGACCACGGTCCAGCGGGCGACGACACCGGTGACGGCAAGTTCGCGGATCGCGGCGTGAGCCTCGTAGGTCTTGCCGACCCCGGTCGGGCCGAGCAGGAGAAGCGACGGGCCGCGGCCGACGCTGGCGACGGGTGCGTTGCGCTCGGCCTGCATCTGCCGCGCCTCGGCGGTGAGGGCGTTCAGCCAGGCGGTGATCTCGGGCCGCTCGGCGACGGCGCGGCGGTAGATGAACGGGATTGTCTTCGCCGTGTGGTGCGAGCTCCAGCGGGCGACGTTCGGCTCGCCGTAGGGGTCGCCGTCGTCGGTGGTGAACCAGTCGGCGGTGCGGCCCTGGCGGGCGAGCAGCGGCAGGAGGTCGTGCTGGGCGGGGTCGTAAGGCGCGGTCCACTGCATGGTCTAGAGCTCCTCGTGGTATTCGGAGTGGTCTTCGGGGTTGGTCCACGGCCCCTCGTAGTCGCCGACTGCGCGGAGGCGGGGGCGGCTGGGCTGATCGGGCTCGTCGTCGTAGCAGCCCTTGTTCAGCCAGGTGGCCGGGTACTTCGTGTACTTGGCGTCTTCGCCGTTCCGCTCCTTGGCGTAGCCGGCGGCGGCGTTGACGATGTGCTGCGGGTCGGCGCCACGGTCGATCGCAGCTATCCAGGCCTTCTTCGCTTCCTCGCGGGCCCGCTTCTTCGGGTAGTTCAGCCAGAAGGCGCCGAACGCTTCGAGGTGGTGATCCGTGGCGGGCTTGGCGGCGGCCGGCTTGCTGGTGGCCTTCGTCGCCGACGCCGGGGCGGAAGCGTCTTCCTGAGCCGCAGGCGAAGAAGAGTCTTTATGTAGTTGGTTGACTGACGGTTGTTGGTGGTTAGGGCGGCGTTCCGTGCGTGACGGCCAGGCGTTAAGTGCGTGACGGCTAGGCGTAAAGTCCGTGACATCGCCTGTCACAGACTCTGCGTCCGTGACAGTCACGCCCTTTGAGTCCGTGACGGTCACAGGCGTTGCGCCTGTGACACCCTTCGAGCGAGACCGGCGCTTGCGCTCCGCCGCAGCTGCACGGAAGCCGTCCTCCTCCCGCTCCAAGTCCGACCAATCGGACTCCGGACGCGTCAGGTGCATTGCCATCTGGTAGCGGGGCCGGCCGTCGTGCGTGCCGTCCTTGGCGATCAGCTTTCCCGCCTCCAGCCGTCGGAGGGCGCGCTGCACCGTCGTCCGGTCGTAGCCGGTGCGGAACTGGAGTCGAAGCACCGAGGGGTGAGCGTTCGAGCCGTCCGGGCGGGCGTGCTCAGCGAGCGCTTGAAGGACGTGCCGGGCAGTCGTGTCCGGCTTCCCCTTCTCGGTGCGCAGCATGGGCGCGCGGTCCATTGCCCATGTCGTGGCCTCGGTGCTCACGGGTTCTTCTTCCTGCGGGTACGGATAAGGACTGCTGTCGGCGTCGTGCCGCCGGGCTACGTGGGGGCGGCACGACACCGAAGGAGGCGAGTCACGCGGCGGCTGCTATCTCGGGCGCGGCGTAGCGGTCGAGCTGCTCGCCGGTGACCGCCTCGACGAGGGCGCAGAGGATGACTTCGGCGGCGTTCGGCGTGACGGCATTGCCGTACTGGCGGACCTTGTCGCGCTTCGAGCCGAGGACGATGTAGTCGTCGGCGAAGGACATGGCCCGGCCGATCTCGTGGGGTTCGAGCATTCGGAACCGGACGTCGTTGATGTCGACGTCGCCTCGCACGAGGGCGTACCGGTCGCGGGTGGAGAGCGTGCCGATCGGCTCGGCGACGGTTCGCGCGGTGCCGTTGCTGTAGTAGGGGACGAGGATGTCCTGCCAGGTGACGAGCGACTGGTGACCGGTCGTGGTCAGAGTTCGCATGGGCTCGGCTGCGGTGGTGCAGTGCTCGCCGCCGTCGCCCTTGCTGCCGTTGTTCCGCATGACCATCGCCGGGATGCCGGGCGTGACGAGCCCGTGGTGGTTGCCGGACGCAGTGACCGTGGCAAGGGCGTCGGTCACGGACCGGGCGACGGATCCGCCGCCGCGGAGCTCGGCGATGAACGGGAGCCAGGCGAGCCCGGTCTCGTTGCGGGTGGTCATGGTCCGCAGCGGGTCGTGGGCGCTGCGGGCTTCCTTGCCATCACGGCCCTCGACCGGCACCAGCAGCGGCGGCACCATCAGGCCGTCGTTCTCCCGGGTGGTCCGGGTGGCCATCGGATCGCCGACGCTGACCGCGGCGTCCCGCCACGTCCCGCCGGCCGGGACCATCATCGGGACGGGGCGCGCGAACTTCTTCAGCCCCGCCTCGATGCGGGCGATCGTCTTGTCCGCGAGCGGCTTCGTCCGGTCACCGATGCGCTGGCCCGGGATGGACCAGTCGATCGCCGCGGCAGCCGGAAGGGCCTCGGGCTCCACGACCTGGTTCCGGCACGAGGTGCTGGGGCAGCGGTAGACGTACTGCGTGCGGTAGCGACCCATGTCCCGGCCGGGCGTCTTGAACACCTGCATGGCCTGCACCCAGGCGTCGCAGCCGGAGCACCAGGCGCGCGGCCGCAGCCACTTGTCCCAGTCGGGGGTCCGGCCGAGGGACTCGTGCCAGTAGCCGACGTACAGACGGTCACGGGACTGCGGGGCCGCGTGAACCGACCGGGGGTTCGCATGCATGGAGTTCAGGGCGATGATCCGGGTGCGGTAGCCGAGCTTGTGGAGCTCCCCGATCCACCGGTCCCACTGGTCCCAGGCCCGGACGTCGGTGACGTTCTCGACGACACCGGCCTTGACGAGTCCACCGCGCTCCTGAACGCCGCGCAGATACAGCGGCACCTCCTCCATCAGCGCCCGGGACTCTTCCTCCAGGTCGGCCGGCTCCTCCTCGTGCTGCTCGACGAGGAGGTCGAGGAGGCTGCCCTGCATGGCGTTGTCGAAGTTGCGCCGCTTCCCCTTGGCCACGGACCAGTTGGTGCACTCCGGGGAGGCCCAGAAGATGTCGGTGACGGGCCAGTCCCAGACGGGGGCCTTGCGGATGTCGCCGCGGTAGTGGCTGGCCTCGGGGAAGTTCGCCTCGTGGGAGTCGATCGCCTTGGCCCAGTGATTGGCGGCGCGGGTGACGCGGACGCCGGGGACGGAGTGGGCGCCCTGGCTGCTGCCACCGGCTCCGCAGAACCAGTCCATGACCGACAAGGCGTCGCCGTCGTTTCGGAAACTCATCGGAGCCCTCCCGTGGGGCGTGTCTGGCGGATCGGGGCGCGCGGAACCAGGCCCCTGATGCGGCCGCTAATTGCCGAACTAATCGAGTTCGTATAGCCAACATACACTTGGCCACATGATTGTTGGCTATAGTTGTGCATCTGGATGTGGACACATCCCTGTGGGACCATGCCGACATGACCGAGGAGGAAGTCGTGACCCGCCTGAAGCAGGCCGCCGCCGCGAAGAAGCAGGCTGAAGAGGACGCCGCCACCGCATTCGCGGACGCGGTCGCCGAGGCCCTGCGCGGCGGCATGAAGCCGAAGACCGTTGCCGACGCGACCGGCTACAGCTACGAGACGATCCGCCGCATCGCGCGTGCCCACGACATCGGCCGGCTCCGCGAGCCCACCGTCACCAGCAGGAAGAAAGCCCTGCCGGAGTCCGACTGACGTCACGTCCCCTCCCTTCCTGCCCCGCGTTGCCGCGGGGCTTTGTCGTGCGTTCAGGCGGCTTCGGCTTGCCGTGCTCGGATGAGTCGCCAGCGTTCGTTTTGGCTCACGCCGCCCCATACGCCGTGCCATTCAGGTGCGGTGAGCGCGTGCTGGAGGCAGGTGCGACGGATCGGGCACCCGGCACAGACTTCGAGTGCGGGCGCATCGGAGGCGCCAGGCTCGGGGTAGAAGATCGCCGGGTCCGTGGTGGCGCAGATTCCCTGGTCGTGCCACGTCGTGTCGGTCATGCCGCGGCCTTCTCGGGGTGGCGCTTGAGTTCTTGCTGGAGGTGCTGGCGGGTGATGCCGAGGCGGGCAGCGGCCTGCTCGTAGTCGCAACCGAGGCGCATGAGTTCCCGGGCGTCGTGGGCAATGTCGACTCCGCGGGTGCCGGCTGCGGCGCGGGCAGCGAACATGCGCTGGTTACGGACTACCGGGTCGACGTCGACTTGGTCGTCGATCCACTGCTGGTGGGCGGCCGCGCACGGCGGGCACATGGGGAGCTTCTGCAGCTTGTGGGTCCAGTAGCCACGGTCCGTGCCGCAGCAGCCGGTGAATTCGGGGGTGGCGGTCGGGTCGTCGATGGTGTCGTCGTCCCAGACCTCCGGTCCCAGCCATCCGCTGCGGGCAGCGTGGTTACGGCACCGGGTGGCCAACCACGGGGTGATGCCGTGGCTCTCGGCCTTGCTTCCGCATGCCGTTTCGTAGAGGTCGCGTACAGCACGCGCCAGCCGGGCGGTGACCTGCTGGTTGTACCGCGCGTTCTCGATCGTTTTGACGTTGACGAAGTCGATCCGTTGGTGGATCGACGTGGCCGGCCAGCCGGTGGCACTGAGCGCCTGGAGCCTTCGGCGGGTGCCAGTGGCGTCGATAACGGCGCCGTCGACGTAGTCGTCGAGTGTGGGCCAGTACGCGAGGAGCGTCGTTGCGCTCTCGGTACGGATTCGCACGGCTGGCGGGTAGCCGGTGCCGCCGTATATGAGGTGGTCGAGGGTCGAGGAGCTCACTCCGGTGACGGCGGTGAGGTTCTTGAGCGACATGCCGGCGTCACGGATGGCCAATACGTGCTGGCGTACAGGCTCGGCGTCAACGAACGGCTTCCACTGGCCGTACCCGATGAGCCTGCGGCGGCGCCTCATCCAGCGGGCGGTTGCGTCACGTACAGCCTGTTCGGTGGTCATCACTCCCCCTTGATGGGCAGCTGGGCGATGCGGGTGGCGTAGGCGTCGAAGTGCGGGGTGATGGCTCGTTCGGCCCGCCGAATGGCGCGCTCTTCCTCGGCGCTCCGGCCGCGAGTGATCCACAGGCGGTAGGCGACGAACGCGACGCTGGGGCCGAAGATGGCGGCGAGGATCAGCAGGACGGTCATGCGGCTGCCCTCCGTCCTGCACGCTCTTCGCGGATCTGGCGGCGGACACTGCACTCGAACGTCCAGATGTCGCCTTCCGTCATGCCGGCCTGGGTGAGCTGCCGGCGGATGTCGGCGCGGCCCTTGCACTGGCGCATGTGGCCCTCGAGCTGGCGGAGGAGCCGCTGCTGGTCGCGGGCGCTCATGCCGCCCTCCGCTGGGTGCGGGCGGTGCGGGTGCCGCGCCAGGTGCGGACGCCGGAGCCGTCGCGGGTGGTGGTGAAGGAGACGGCCTCGACGAGGCCCTCCTCGCTGAAGCGGTGCATGAGCGCGCCCCACTGGGACTTGGGGTTCGGCGGCTCGGGGAGCTTCGCGTCGACCTTTATGTGCCAGGAGGCGAACTCCCGGCCGGTAGCAGCGGCGCGCTCGAAGGCGGGACGAACCTGGGAGACCCAGGTCTCGAAGTTGTTCTCCTGTACGGGGATGCTGCCGTCCAGGGCGGGCTGAATCGAAGAGGTCATGCCCTTCATACTCAGCACACTGCTGACAGCCACTGCGCCTGCAGAGGTAGAGGCAAAGGACGATCGCGCCCCTCCTCCGCGCTTCTGCAGGTCAACGGGCCTTCGGGAGTTGTTTGCACACTTCTTGGTCTTGTCTGTGTCGATGTCCATCTCGACGTCCATGTGGTCTCCTGTTTCGTGCGGGCCGCCCTGTTTCGGGCAGGGCGGCCCGACCGCGGGATGGTTTACGAGGCGGCCTTGAGCGCGGTGCCGCGCTCCTTGATGAGGTCGCCGAGGCTGATCGGCTTACCGGTCTCCGGGTGCAGCAGCGGGGTGGCGAGGGCGCTGGCCGCTTCGACCTTGCGGTAGAGAGCGAGCAGGCTGTCCGGGGTGGCGTCGAGCGAGTTCGCGGCGTCGATCCAGACGGTGGGGTCGGTCTCCTTGCCGCCATCGCGCAGCCAGTCCAGGTAGGGCTTGGCGATGTCGCGCGCCCCGTTGGGCTGGTTGAGGACCAGGCCCCTGAAGGAGGGGCAGCGGGACTTGATGAAGTGCAGCCGGTTGCTCTTGTCCATCTCGGCGGCGACACCGAACTCGAACTCGATGCCGCGGCGCTGCTCGACGCGCATCCCCTTGTTGACCGGCTGGCCGTTCTCGAGGACCCAGTCGACGTAGGACCGCATCGTGACGACGACGTGTCCCGGGTAGGACATGAGCGCTTCGATCATTTCGTTCTGGATCGGGGTGCCGTCCTTCCAGCCGGCGAACTTGTTGCCGCCGTACTTGGACTTGGCCTTCTCGACCTGGTCGAGGGTGCCGTCGGTGCCCTTCCAGAAGTGGCTGAGGGAGTCGACCATCACGACGGGATAGCCCACCTGGGCAGCAGCAGCCAGTGCCTTCTGCAGGTCGCGCGGGTCGTACCGGCGCATCGGCAGGGTGTCGAAGGCGACGTCGAGGTCGTTGACGTACAGGGCGGCGGCGCCGCGCTCGGTGTCGATGACGGCGAAGCGCTGGCCGTTCGCCAGACCGCTGGCGACGCACAGCCCGGTCCACGTCTTGCCGGACCCCGACGGGCCCTGGATGGCAACGGAGGCGTTGTGACCGTCCTTGGTGGCGGGGCGGAAAGCGAACGGCCCGTCGTCGTACTCGTTCGTCGCCGCGGTCTGCGGGCGGCCGGTACGGGTGGGCGGAGGCAGCTGGGTCACGGTGGTTCTCCTAGGCGTACTGGCGCTCGAGCCAGGCGGGCGGCGAGACGTATGCGGTTTCGGTGGCGTAGGCCGGCCAGTAGTCGGCGGCCCGGCAGGACTCGTAGAGGAACAGGGCCTGCTCGCTGACCTGGTGGGCGATGTCGCGCCAGAGGTCGAGGCGGGCGACCGTCACCAGGTACGGCGGGTCCTTCTCCTGGAAGATGAAGGGGAACGCGGTGTTCATCGGCAGCAGGTCGATGGCTGCGGCACCACGCCGGTACCAGTCGTCCTGGACGTGGTAGCCGTGCTCTTGAACCGCCTTCTGTATGGCGTCGGGGTGGGCGGAGCGGGCGGTCTTGTAGTCGACGAGGCAGTCGTCGCGGAGCCAGTCGACGCGCGCCCTGCACCAGACGTTGCCGACGGGCCAGAACAGGGTCTGCTCGGGCTGCCCGCTGTCGGGGTGGAGGAGGTCGGCGGCCTCGGGGTGCTGGGTGATCGCGGTCGCCATGTCGTGGACCCGCTGAAGGTCGGCGCGCTTCAGCGGGATGTTCCCTGCCGCACGGATCTCGGCGACTCGAGCCTTGGTGGAGTCGGTGTTCCACAGCAGTTCGTCGACGAGCACGAGCTCGGGGCCGTCGCCGAGGACGAGCTTGTGGGCGGCGGTCCCGAAGTCGAACGCCTGCTTGTACGGCTGCGGGTGGTCGAGGTCGTAGCGGAACTTTGCCGGGCACTTCGACGTCAGGGTGCGGGCCCCGGTCGACGAGAGACTGCCGCCAGGGATGGGGTCGGCGTGGTACATCTCGGCGGGGATGTCGTAGACGCCAGGGATGACGTCGCCAGCGACCGGGGCCGACATCAGGCGCCGACCTTCAGGCAGCCCTCGCACAGCGGCTGCTGGGGTGCCCCGCCGAACGGGCCGTCGGTGTCCTTGCAGCGGATGCAGCGGATGCCGCCCACGATCTTCTGCAGCTGCTCGACGCCGCCGATGTCGTTCTTCGCGGTGAGCATCGCGGAGACGAGCTCGGGGTACGCGCCGCGCAGGATCTCGGCGTTGACCACGTCGGCGGCGTCGATGGTCTCCATCAGCCGCTCGGTGTAGCTGCCGGGCTGGATGCCACCGTCGCGGCCGTAGTGCCACAGGACGTGGCGGGCGGTGTCCTCGGTGATGACGGGTGTCTGGGTCTGGGTGCTCATGCGTTCTC